GGTTCTGGTATTGTTCATATGGCAGGTGCCGCTGCAGCTCTTGCGGCTGTATTGATTATTGGACCTCGTGATGGAAAATACGATAAAAATGGTAAACCTAAGAATATTCCAGGCTCAAATATGCCTCTAGTCGCATTGGGTACACTGATTTTATGGTTGGGTTGGTTTTTCTTTAATGGTGGTTCTCAACTAGCATTTAATACTATCGCTGATGCAAAAGCGTTAGGTAAGATATTTGTCAACACTAACATGGCTGCAGCTGGTGGTTTGTTAGGTGCTATGATTGTATCTAAACTCTGGACTAAGAAGGTCATTCTCAATGTGACGCTAAATGGTGCATTGGCAGGATTGGTAGTTATTACTGCTGACCCATATTCATCAAGTCCAGAGATTGCTGTACTATATGGTATGTTGGGTGGAATTACAATTCCATTTGCTATGTCTCTTCTAGAGAAGTGGGGTATTGATGATCCTGTCGGTGCTATCTCTGTACACGGCATTGCTGGTATAATTGGACTACTATTGGTTCCTATCTTCAATTCAGATGCTACAGTCTTAGCACAAGTAATTGGTATAGTAACTATCGGTGGATTCGTGTTCGCATCATCTCTGGGAGTGTGGTATGTGTTACATAAGACTATTGGTCTACGTGTAGGAAAGAAAGAAGAAGATGTTGGTTCCGATATGTACGAAGGTACAGGAAACGCTTATCCAGAATTTATGGAAATAAAAAAGGTAAAGTGATGTATGAAATACACTAAAAACCAGTGGGATAGAGAAATAGGTTGGGGTAATGTTCCACTCGAATATTCCTATCCTGAATATTCTTATGAGTATTATGCTACTCATAAAAACAATATTTGGAATTCTTGGAATACATTATACAACATTGTAAATGTTAAAGTGACATATAATATGAAAGAAGTTAATAATGAATTATAATCATGTACCAGTTGAGCTAAAAGAGTTGACAACTGAAACGATAAATCGAAAAAGGTTTTACGTAACACCAGAGGGAAATAAGTATCCTTCTATAACTACTGTTCTATCAGTCCGTAATAAACAAGGATTGTTTGAGTGGCGTAAACGTGTCGGTGAAGCAGTTGCAAATCATATTGCAAGAACTGCCGCTGCAAGAGGTACGAAGGTTCACCATATGTGTGAAGATTACCTCAACAATATGCACAATGAATCGCCTGAAAAGTTTGCAGAACACGCAAAGAATTTTCTTCCTTGGTGTTTATTCAAAAGATTAAGAAGAGGAGTGTTGTGTAATATAGATAACATCCATGCACAAGAAGCAGGACTCTATAGTGATAAATACAAAGTAGCTGGTCGAGTCGATTGTATTGCAGAATATAAGGGTACTCTATCAATAATTGATTTTAAAACATCTACCAAGGAACGCTCTGAGGCTTGGAATGAAAACTATTATATCCAAGGTTCAGCGTATGCCGAAATGTTTGGTGAAAGAACAGGAATTGAAATCAGTCAAGTAGTCATTCTTGTGGTAACTGAGGATGGCACTGTTCAAGAATTTATAAAGGATAAGGAAGAGTATCTTCCTATGTTGAAAGAAACAGTTACCGAATGGAGTGTACAAAATGAAACATCTATCAATGTTGATGGCGATGTTTCTAATAGTGGGTTGTCAAACAACGCAATCGTCTGAGACAGAAACAAAGTTAGAAGTAGTTAAAAATAAACTTACAACAGTAAACCCTTTTAAGAATAATGAAATATTAGCTGAGCAACTTGTTACTAGCAGTAAACCTGTCGTGTGTGGAAGAGCAGATGCTATTCTAAACAATATGTATACTAAATATGGTGAGAGGCCAGTATTTTTAGGAGAGAGTAAAGCTTTACATCCAACTACAGGTTATAATATTACTCCAATGGTAACAATTACATATAATGATGAAACTGGAAGTTTTACAGTACTTGAACAAATGCCATTAGAAGAAAGACTTTTGTGCATATTAGTAGTAGGTATTGGAAACTTTAAAAATACGACAAAAGGAACATCTTTATAAAAAAGTACTTGACAATTAGGCTAAAGTGTGGTATAAATATAATACAGTTCGATGAAACAGATCGAAAAATAGGCTGGACTTGGGGGCAGTGCCCAACGCCTCCACCAAAAGGAGATTAGAGTGATTAAATATTTAATAGGGGATCAAGATGAAGAGCCCTATAGTACGAGAGGTAAGTAAGTGGATGTTTAAAGCATATATATTTTGGAGTATATGTGCAGACATAACCTTACTTGCCGGTCTAATTTATTTAATCTTTTTTTGATGGGGGCGAAACAGGATCGACAGGTGTTAATTAGAGAAGTGGAGAATTGTCGGATGACTGCGTTATTGGTCAAAAACTATAGATGCAAACGATAATGTATCATATGAAGGTTATGCACTAGCTGCATAATTTTTCGGGGTTAGGTGGGTTCCTTGCAACAGAATACCCACCACTTTATTTAAGTGACGGCAACCTATTGCTATATCGACACTTAATGAGTTTGGTAGTTCTCTTTTATAGGACTAAAAACTACCACTTTAAAAGTTGGAATACTTCCAGCTTATTTGTAATGTTAAGGAAAACATTTAAATGACTACTACTACACAGACCGCTAAGGTCGCAGCTGCACTAGAGAATGGTGCAGAACTAACCGCTAAACAGATTTCAGCACGTTATGGTGTTAAGAATGTTCGTGCGGTTATTAGCAAACTTCGTACAGAAGGTTTTTCAATTTATTTGAATAAACGTGTATCATCTTTTGATGGTGAAACATATATGAAGTATATGGTTGGTACACCAACACGAGCAGTTGTTGCTGCTGGTTATGCAGCACTACGCACAGCGTAATGCAGATGGGGTTGTGCCTTAATACACACGCCGAGGGTCACGGTTAACCCTCATTTTTAAAGGAATAAAAAAATGGCATATAGTAACAAGTTATTAGATCACTATGAAAATCCACGTAATGTTGGGTCTTTAGATAAGAATGAAGATAACGTAGGTACTGGCCTAGTTGGTGCGCCTGCTTGCGGTGACGTTATGAAACTACAAATTAGGGTTGATGAGGACAGTATCATAAAAGATGCTTGTTTTAAAACATTTGGTTGTGGTTCTGCAATAGCTTCAAGTTCCCTTGTAACTGAATGGATCAAGGGCAAGACACTAGACGAAGCAACGGTTATAACAAACAAAGATATTGCAAAAGAATTAGCACTACCGCCTGTTAAGATTCATTGCTCAGTTCTTGCTGAAGATGCAATCAAAGCAGCAGTCGCTGATTATAAAACTAAAAGAAGTGAATTGAACAAATAGGATTGTTGATGAATACGATGAGTACGACTAAAACATTCTCTCTTAAAATAGAGAGTATTGCACAAGAAAAAAGAATTACACATATGGAAGCCGTGCTTTGGTATTGTAAAAACGAAGGTATTGAACCAGATACAGTAGGTAGTTTAATATCTAAAGCACTTAAACAAAAGATTGAAGCAAATGCAAGAGATTTGAATTTCCTTCCTAGACACGCACAACTACCAGTATAAGGAATATATTATGGGAATAGCATTATTAGTAATTATTAGCGCATTATTTGTAACAGACAATAAAGAGTTTTTTGATAAAGTTGAAAAAGACATTGAAGCAGGATATACATGGCATCTTGTAGGGCCTATAGATGCTGACCCAAATTCACTTTCAATCTCAATGGAATCTGAAGGATATAATCCTCAAATCATATGGAAATTAAAAAAGGATTAAAGGAAGGTTTGGTAAAGGGAGCGATTGTTCTCTTTCCAACCTATCTTACAGCATTTTTAACTGATAAGATGATATATGTTATTCCTATGCTTGCAGCTGCCAGTTTCATTGCATCAAGTATAGGTGGTAGCAAACATCAACACAGAGTAGAAGAAGACGGTTTTAAAAAAGACGATGCAAGCAGTTGATACCTATCTAATGTATTGTGCCTTGAAAGCTCACTTCAAAGGTAATTATGATTACCATAGATTTAGCGGTCGAACAAAAGTTTCTAGAGATTCTTTCTGGAAACGGAAAGACCGCATTTTCTTTGTCAAGACTGCTACTAAGTATAAAGATACTGAAGTCCTCAATTATTTTGTATCAAACTTTATTAAAGAGCGTGACGGATACATTGCAAACTTTAACACCAAAAATTATGAAGAATGGATGCAACGAAGGAAGATGTTCTATGAACTCTTCTCTCAAGAGTTGCAGCCGTTTGTCAAGAACTTTGAACCTCTTTTTGAATGTAAAAATGATAACCATCCTACATTGTTAAAAGAATATTTGGGTAAAAGAGTCTCCATTGAGACTATGATTATATTGGATGAACTTGTTGGATTTAGTAAGAAATGGGATAAGGAGTTAGTATGGGATGATTTTGTGTGGCCTGATGTAAAAAAACTTATGAAAAATTACAAAGGGTTCTTGACAATTGATGCCGAAAGGTATAGAATGAAATTATTGAAACTTATAGAGGAGTCCAGCTAATGGAAGTCACTGTGCATCTTGACGGTAATCCTGCCGTAAGAGAAGAAGGGTTTTTTGAGGGTCAAGTTATTACTCTTGAGAACCAAATCAAGGCATTGCAATATGAGAATGCTGAACTTATCGTTAAAAACGATGAGATAAGTCAGCGAGTTATTAAACTTGCTAGTCGCCAACCAGCATGGCCTAAGGGGTATTCTCCCCGTAGACATGACCGTTTTAAAAAACGGGGATAAGTGGGTTTGCCGGCGTAGCTCAACGGTAGAGCAATTGCTTTGTAAGCAATAGGTTGTGGGTTCGATTCCTACTGCCGGCACCATTTTTTAGGAGTTAATATGGAAGTAAAACTAATAGATCACATGGGAAGTGATTTGACTGTAGTTAATGCTGCCCGTGTATCTTTCTCAAAAACATCTGAATGGGAAACAATGCCTTTTGCTAACGGTCCTGTAGATGGATTGTTGAGTGAAGGTGATGAACGTCTAATTAAGTATCTTGCAAAACACAATCACTGGAGCCCCTTTGGTCATGCGTCTATGCAGTTTCATGTCAAAGCTCCTATCTTTGTTGCAAGACAACTTGTTAAACATCAAGTCGGTTTAGTATGGAACGAAGTATCTAGACGTTATGTAGATACAGAAGTAGAGTTTTATGAACCTACTGAATGGCGTCTTGCAGCAGAAGATAAGAAGCAAGGTTCTTCTAATAAAACTATAAAGTATGATGTTAGTTCTGGGGCTATGCCTAGTGTAACTGCTATTCATGGTTGGGCAAAAGAATGTTATGAAAATATGTTAAACATGAATATTGCACCAGAGATGGCTAGAATGGTTCTCCCACAATCTATGTATACAGAATGGTACTGGAGTGGCACACTAATGGCATTTGCTCGTGTATGTAACCTACGATGCAAACCAGATACACAAATTGAAACCCAAATGGTTGCAGATAAAATTGATGTTCTTGCTAAAGAACTATTTCCAAACTCATGGGAGGCACTAAGAGATGATTAATAGTAATGAAAGTAATGTTGTAACAGTAGATAAAATTATTATTTTACTGGAAGAAATTTCTGTACTGAGAAGTCGATTTAAAGAATCTGATACAGGTAATTTGCGTACAGCTGTAAATGTTCTTGAAGATCGTGTACAAGAATTAAGATTGAGGGTACACAATTAAACATTTAGTAATAGGTAATGGTGAATCTAGAGCTTGGTTTAATCCAAGTGAAAATAAGATAAACACCAAAGATATAGTTACATGGGGTTGTAATGCAATCTATCGTGACGGGGATGTTGATAACCTTGTTGCAATAGATCATGGTATACAGCAAGAAATACATGACTCAGGATACCATAAATGGAATCAGTGTTGGTTTGCAGATTGGAATATACTTCCAGCAAGTGTTGTAGATGGATTATTGATTACCGCTGATTTTGCAGAAGACTTTGTTCATAAAAGTAAAAAAGTTACAGATCAGTGTGTAATTGCTGGTGCTGATCCTAAGCTTAGGGCAGAAAAAATTAAATCTGCCACTGAACAGTTTCCTAATCTTGATATGAAAGACTTACAAATTAAAATGGGTAAAGATGTCGGTGTCTGGATTACCTATGTTAACGAGGATGAT